ACCACGCCGCTCGACATCGGCACGCCGGGCTCGCCGGCCACGGTAGCGGCGCCGGTCAAATCGATGTGGCAGACGGATTCGCTTGCCCTGCGGTTGATCCTGCCGACCAACTGGACGATCCGCCGCGCGGGCGTCGTCGCCTGGGTTGCCGGGGTCACATGGTAGCCTGGGGTTCATCCTGAACTTTCCCATAACAGAAGGAGGTCCATCGTGACCGACACCGATCATCAAGCACAGGCGCAAGAACGAGCTCGCGCCACTGAAGCGCAAAATGAAGCCGTCAAAAAGCGCCTCGCCGAGGAGCGGCAAGCGCGTGAAAAGGCGCACGCCGAACACCGCGATGCGCTCGGCGGCGGCAACGTAAAGCCGACGCCGACGCAGGAGGAGAATGATCTCGCGGCATCGGGCGTCCATATCATCGAGCACGAGCCGGACGGCTCGCCGCCAGATCCGGGTATCAACCAGCCGGCGCCGCTGGGCAGTACCGCCGGCCACATCACGCGGCAGGTCGAGCCGGGCAAGCCGGCGAGCCGTGGCGCCTATCCGACCCGCAGCGTGACGCCAGAAAAAGTATGACTGAGACGGCTGTCGCCAAGCCGCGGTTTCGCGTCAAGGCCGGGAGCGTTCCGACGCTTAGCAAGGCCGAGGGCGAACCGCACGCCGGCCCATGGCTGCTGCCGGTCAGCGGCGGCTGGCTTCCGGCCGACGTCGGCGACAGCTGGAACTGGTGGCAGAACGGGCACAACATCGTCGGGCTATCGACGCAATCGGCGATGGTCGAGGCTTGCGTGTCCGCCTATTCGCAAACCGTCGCCATGTGTCCCGGCGATCATTGGCGGCTCAACGACAAAGGCGGGCGCGAGCGCATCAAGACGTCGTCGCTCTCGCGCCTGCTTCGTCATCCTAACGACTATCAATCCATCAGTGATTTTCTGCTCAACGCAACACGCTCGCTCTACCTTTACGGCAACACCTATGCGCTCGGGCTGCGCAACGCGCGGTTCGAGATCGACGAGTTGCACCTGATGGACCCGCAGTTGTCCTATCCGCGCCTCGCCAGCAACGGTGAGATTTTCTATCAGTTGCACGGCAACCAGGTTGTCGAGAAGCGGTTCGGACCCGAGCCGATTCTCGTGCCGCAACGCGACGTGCTGCACATCCGCTTGCATACGGTGCAGCATCGCTACCCGTCGCCGCTGGTCGGCGAGAGCCCGATCGTCGCGGCCTATAGCGATATCGGCATCAACAGCGCGATCGGGCAGCAGCAGCTGCGCTACTATCTCAACCAGGCGCGGCCATCGGCCGTGATCTCGACCGATCTGACGCTCGACAAGGACCAGGTACAGGCCCTGCGCGACCGATGGAACGAGCAGGCAAAAGGCCTGCACCAGGGCGGCACACCGATCCTTACTTCTGGCCTGAAGGTCCTGCCCTGGTCGCAAAGCGGCAAGGATGCCGCCACCGCGGAGATGCTGAAGCTATCGAACGAGCACATTGCGCTCGCCTTTCGCATCCCATTGCAAATCCTCGGCATCGGCGGCACGACCTACAGTTCAACCGAGTTGCTGATGCAGAGCTGGATCGCCAGCGGTTTGGGGTTCGCGCTCAATCACATTGAAGAATCGCTCGGGCTGTTGTTCGACCTCCAGGGACAGCCCGACGAGTACGTGGAGTTCGACACCGAAGCGCTACTGCGCTCGGCGATGAAAGACCGCATCGAAAGCCTTGCGCGCGGTGTGCAAGGCGGCATCTTCGCGCCGAATGAAGCGCGGGCGCTCGAAGGCTATGAAGCAGTGCCCTACGGCGACGAGCCGCGCGTGCAGCAGCAGGTCGTACCGCTCAGCCAAGTCGGCAAGATTCCCGCGCCGGTCGCGCCATCAGCGCCGATCGCGGCGCCGCCAGCGCCGAACGAGCAGTCAAAGCCGCCAACACCGGCACCGCCGCAAAAAGGCAACCGCGATGACACTGCACGAAAGGTCCGAAGCATTCATGCCAGTGCCGACCGATTCGGACGACGCCGACCCGCTGCTTGATGCGTGGAGCGAGGCGCTCGGCGAGGTGCTCGACACCGAGCGCCGGCAATGGCAGCGCGAGCGCGCTCTGATCGAGGCGCAGGCGGCCGAAGTCATCGCAACGCTGCGGGCTGAAGTTACAGAGCTACGTGCTGACGTTATGGCGCAGGTCATGGCGCGGCTTGGCGAGCTCAAGGACGGAGAGAAGGGCGAACGTGGTGAGCAGGGCGAGAAAGGCAATTGCGGCGAAGTTGGCGCGGCAGGCGAGCGCGGAGAGCAGGGCGAAGCCGGGGCGGCAGGCGAACGCGGAGAACAAGGCGAACGCGGAGAACAAGGCGAAGTTGGCGCAGCAGGTGCTCGGGGTGAGCAAGGCGAAGTTGGTGCGGCAGGCGAGCGCGGAGAGAAAGGCGAGCGCGGAGAGAAAGGCGAGCGCGGCGAGCAAGGTGCGCCGGGGCGTTTGAGCGTGGCGAAAGCATTCGTCGAGGGCGCGGTCCATTATGAGGGCGACGTTGTGCTTGCCTCGGGCAGTACCTGGCAGGCACGTTGCGATACCGCCCGCGCGCCACCGCACGAGGATTGGCTTTGCATCGCCGCCAAGGGGCGCGACGCAGCGATGCCAAACGTGCGTGGCACCTGGAGCGAGGGCGAAACCTATGCGGCGCTCGATATCGTCGCGCTCGGCGGTTCGAGCTTCATTGCCCGGCGCGACCAGCCCGGCCGTTGTCCGGGCGAGGGCTGGCAGTTGATCGCCTCGGCCGGCAAGCCTGGCATCAAGGGGCCGAAGGGCGACACCGGCGAACGCGGCGAGCCTGGTGTGCGCGGGTTGCCGGGTGCGGCGGCGCCGTTGATCATCGGTTGGACGATCGACCGTAAGGCTTATGCGGCCACGCCGATCCTCTCGGACCAAAGCCCGGCACCACCGCTTGAACTGCGCGCACTGTTCGAGCAGTTCCACGACGAGGCGCGCTGATGGCGGATGTCTGGGTCAAGGTGCTGACGCCGGCCAATAGCTATGCGCTACTGACGCTGGACGAGCTGAAGGCCATGCTCAACGTGCCGTCGACGAACACCGGCGAGGACACGCAGCTGCAGTTGTGGATCGATCAGTACAGCGACGTGGTCGCGACCATGTGCAATCGCGTGTTTGCTTATGAGACAGTCGAAGAGACCTGGCGCGGCGACTTGCTGCCGTTCGACGCTCCGCGTTTGTTCTTGACGCGCTACCCGGTCGCCGACGCCGACCTGACGGCGGTGGAATCGCCGCGAGGTTCAACGCTCGACCCGGCGAGCTACGAGATCGAAAACAGCTCCGGCAAGCTGCGCATCGAAGGGCGTTGGACCGAGCCGGTCATGGTAACCTACAGCGGCGGCTACCACCTGCCGGACGAGGCGCCGCAGGCACTCAAGGCAGCGACCGGGCTCTTGATCCAGGCCGCGCGGCTGCAGGCGCAGATCAATGCCTCCAAAGGCGTCCGATTGATCTCGCATCAAGACACCCGCATACAGTATTTCGATCCGGTGCAGATGTTCGGTGGCAAGTCTGGCAGCACTGGGCCGCTGCAGGCGGCAACCGACACCGTCAACGCCTTGCTCAACGCTTACATGCGCCTTCATGTGTGAGCACGAACGGTGGATGGCGTGAGCGTCGACTATAGCGCGCTGCTGTATGATCCCGTCTACGCGGTAATCGGCGTGCCGGCCGTCATCGGCACTACGGAAATCACGGTCATTGACGCTACCCGGGCGAAGGCGCTCCCGGTCTCAGGGGGAGGCCAGACAGCGGAGGTGAGCAGCGTCGGGCCTGCGGCTTTCGCGCGTGTTTATGAACTCGATGCTAAAGGTATCACTCGCGATGTTTGGCTTGATGCGCCGCTCGCTTTCAACGGCAGAACCTGGACGGTGCGTTCCTGGGAGTTGCGTGGCAGTCCCAACGGCGAAGACCTGGGCGAGGTGCGGTTTTTGCTGAAAGAGTACAACGCCGGCAACGGCGGCGGCGGCGGCGGCTTTGTGTCGAGCTCCGTGTCGAGCCGCTCGATTGCGGGAGGGGCGATCTAATGACCGTGATGGGAACGCCGTTCGACCGCGTTGTGTGCCCTACGGCCACGCTCGGTACCGGCAATGTCGTAGTCACCGACCCCGAGCCGCGGTACATGCGCCCCTACGATGCCGGCGTGCGCGATGGCGATCCGGTCACGCTGCTGCTCGAGGAAGGCAGTGATTTTGAACTATCAGAAGCCACGGCCAGTAATTGCACAGCACAGAGTTGCACGTTCGCGCGCAATGCGGTGCGATACTCTTCGATCGGCGGGGTGGTCAGTCAAGCCAAGCTGAGCTTGAAGGGCGCGGCGCAAGTCTCTGTCGTTGCCGGCGCTGCCGATCTCAACGTGCATCGCGGTGGCACGATCGACGGCAACATCATCCTCAACGGCGATCTCTCGATCAGCGGCACGCTCACGGGACCGAATCTCCCGGCCGGACCTCCTGGGCCGCAAGGGCCGCAAGGCGACCCGGGGCCGCAGGGTCAGGTTGGCCCGCAAGGCCCGCAAGGGTTGCAAGGACCGCAGGGCGCCCAGGGTCAGCCAGGTGTAGCCGGACCGCAAGGCGTGCCGGGGGCGGCATCCACCGTTCCCGGTCCACAGGGTCCGCCCGGGCCTACGGGGCCCGCTGGTGCGGATTCCACCGTTCCTGGTCCTCAGGGGCCGGCAGGGGCAACTGGCGCACCAGGAGCCACCGGAGCCCCAGGGGCGACGGGCCCGCAGGGGCCAAAGGGCGACAAGGGCGATGCTGGCAGCGCTGGCACAACGGGCCCGCAAGGCCCGGTTGGACCGGCAGGGCCGACTTCCGTCAGCGCCAACGCTGGAAACCTAGCCAAGCTCGGGACCGACAGCCTCATCTACGTTCCGAACACTGGTCCGATCAAAGGCGTGACCGACGGAAGCGATGCTGCTGCGGGCATGGTGGGCGAGGTTATCTCGTCTACTAATTTTGGCGGAATCGCCTTGACCACGAACGTGTCGATTAACGTCACCTACATAACCCTGTCACCTGGCGACTGGAACGTGGGCGGGGTGGTTATCTTTTCGCCGGCCAACACCGGGCCCAATTCCGTCATTGCGGCGCTGAGCCAGACGGCGGCGACGTTGCCGTCAGACAACGACGTGGCCACAGGCAAGGCCATCATGCAGCAGATTTGGGCGAGTTCGATGCCTTCGAACAAGACCCAGACAACGCCAACGAGCCTCATTCGCGTCAACACCAGCACGCCGAAGCCAGTGTATCTGGTGGCGTTCGCGACCTTCGGCGGCGGAACGGTGAGCGTGACCGGCTATATATCTGCTAGAAGAGTACGATGAGGTAGGCCATGCAATTGCTGCCAATTGTAAAGCGGGTAAGCGGGAACAACTGGCATCCCGGAACTCTTGTTTTTAGAACCGTTGCTCATGCCCAGGTGGACGATAAGCACTTCGGGTACTTGAGCCAGTTTTGTTGGACATTCATTGGCGAGGGCTATCCGCGCAGGCGAGAAAGAGATCGGTCAATCTATCTTCATCACGAAGTGTGGAGACTGGAGGGGTTACTTCCGGTGAAGCGATTGGATCATATCGACACCAATGTGCGAAATGCACAGTTGATTAATCTCAGGCCAGCTACCCAGTCCGAGAATGTTGCAAATTCAAATCTGCGCAAAGGCTCAATGACTGGATTGAAGGGAGTCAGTTGGTACAAGGACAGAAGCAAATACGTGGCACGGATCAAGTTTCAAGGAGAGACCGTTCGTCTTGGCGGATTTACCACCGCGGTCGAGGCTGCAAAGGCATATGACATTGCTGCTCTTAAATACTTCGGACCATTTGCTTTGACCAATGAATCCTTGGGGCTCTTGTAATGAACATCCTTGCTCGCCGAGTCCGATGATATGACCGACGTCCGCGAGGCTATCCTCGATCGCCTGCTCGAGGTGGTCGCAGGCATTCCGAATATTCGCTGGGCGCAACGCAACAATACCGACGTTCCGCCCGACCAGTTTCCGGCCGGCATTGTCTTCGATGCTGACGAGCAAAGTAACGGCGCGGACGACATAACGTCGGGGCGGCCGGCAAAGCGGTCGTACATTACGCAGATGACGCCGCACATCGTCATCATTGAGCAGGCAAACGCAGCAGGGACAGAACTATCCGTATTCCGACGAGAGGTGATCAAGCGCGTGGTGAACGACGCCACGATTACAGCGCTCGTCGGGACGAATGGGGCCGTCCGCTATCTCGGTGATCAGACTGACTTCGGCTGGGGCCGGTCGCTGCAAGGTGCGCTGGTCGTTGACTTCGTCTTCAAATATTCACTCAAGATAGAGGAGCTATAAAGGCCATGCCCGTGTCACCGAGTATTCAAAACTATCACATCGGCAAAGGTATCGTATCGTTCAAGGAGGATGGCGCCACCGCCTTCCTCGATCTCGGCAACGCACCGTCGTTCATATGGACGCCGACGATCGCAAAGAAAGAGCACTTTTCGAGCAGAGAAGGGATCAAAGTCAAAGACTTCACCGCAATCACTCAAGTCGGCGCGACAATCAAGATGACGCTCGACGAAATCAACGCGCCGAATTTGGGCATATTTACTCTGGGCGAAGTCGGGGCTCCCGACGTTGACGGTAGCGTTGCTGTATCTGCTTTCAAAAAGACCGAGATCGCCGGGATCATCAAAGTCGAGGGCACCAACGATGTCGGCCAGCACGTCGACTTCACCGGCCGCATCTCGGTTAATCCGAGCGGCGATTTCAAGCTCATCACCGACAGCGACGACTTCACGACATTGGAGATCGAGGCCGAGGTGCAGAAGGATGACACCACCGGAGACTTCGGCGTGTTCACCGTCCACGAGCCGGCGGGCGGCCTAACCACCCATAAGGTGCGGGCGCCTGCTTGAAGGAGCTGATATATGGCCGACTTGTTGGATATTGCGCCATCGACCGCAAGTGCGGTTGTCAGGATTCAAGGCCAGCGGCTGGTTGTGCGCGGATTGAATGCGTCGGCAACGGCGCTGCTGGCATCGCGATTTCCAGAGCTGAGAAAGGTGTTCAGCGGTGGCTCCAATGACATCGTCGGACTGCTGATCGAGTTATGCGGATCGTCTATCGGCCCGATCATCGCCGCCGGCTGCGGTCATCTCGGTGATGAAAAATACGAACAGCAAGCCAGCGGGCTGCTGTTGGAAGAACAGGTGGAGTTGTTGACGGCAATTCTGGGACTCATGTTCCCAAACGGAGTCGGCTCTTTCGTGGAGAAGGTGACCACGCTCATGGGCGGCGGGGCGGGCGAAAGAGCAAAGACAGTCAAAATGCGCTTGAGGAAATCGCCATTAACATCACAGCCCTCATCCGCCGAGGATTCCCGCCAGACTTTGCAATGATGCTGACCCCTCGTCAGATCGATGCTTACCTTGAGTTCAGCGATAAGCTCGACCGCATTGAGCGGGCAAATAATCTGCAGATCATCGCCATCGGCGCGCAGGGCAACAAGGAAGCAATCGAGAAGAGGCTTAAGGAGTTGGGCGGGTGAGCTTCCATCAAAGTTTCCCCGCTTCAATTGTTGCATTGCGAACGCTTTGGGACGCAACATCGACTGTGCAGCTATATTTGATGGGCATCCAATTACCGAGACCGTTTTTGGCCTCGGCCTCGTCGCCGAGTAGACGGATGGTTCCGTCTTCGGCAACACGAGAACTAAATCGCGTATAACTCAAGAGGAATGCAGCATTTTGACCAGAGTTCTTGCCCCAAAAAATACCGGGCGCCCGAATTTCATATTTTATGAGCCGATAGAGTTCTTTGCCGCACTCATAGCTCATCTTTCTTTCGATGTAGCGGAAATATTCTTGGCCGACATCCTCGCCGATCTTAGGGGTTGGCGGCAGTTGTGGTGGCTGTGGTGGTTGCGTGGAATCGACGTTCGTTTTCTTGCTTTGCAGGAGGCGCTGGCGGACCTCGGCCGTGAAGGCCGCATCCGGAGACGGCATCTTTTGCTGTGCGGCTGCGACAAGCGGCGCGAATATTCCGCCGACGACAATGCTAACTGCGAGCATCTTTCTCATTGTGCTCCTGCCTCTAATTGGTTTTGTCTTTCAGCAGATTTGCGCAGGTGCCCGGGGCCGGCGCAAAGGGAAAGAGTTGGCATTTCCCGCCAAAAGTTGTTTTTTGGCGCCAATCTGACATGAAGCTCATTTTCTCGGCGCAGGAAGCGGTCCTCGACCGGCTCATGAAGGAGATCGCGCGGGACATCGACGAGGCCAGGGCGGGCGCGGTAAAGGACGCTGCTGCATTTGCGGTGGCGCAGGGCCGGGCCAATATCGCGGCGGCCGGGTTCCCGGCACGTTGGCGAACAGCGCTGCAGTCGAGATTTTTCCCAAATAAGGGCGGCGATCCGGCGGCGCTGATCTTTGATACCATCCCGTTCGCGGGCGTGTTCGAGCGCGGGGTCACGATCCGGGGTCGGCCGCTGTTGTGGTTGCCGCTGGAGCGGAATCTGCCCGCAGTCATCCGCTCACCGCGCCAATACGGCCGCAAGCTGGTTTCGGTAAATGTCGCTGGGAAGCCGCCGCTGTTGTTCGATGCCGGCAACCGAAGTCTCGGGCCGCTGTTCGTCGGTGTGCCGCAAGTCACCATCCGCAAGCGATTGGATTTGTATTCTATCTTCGCACTGGCTGCAGGGCGCATGACTGAGTTCTATGAACAGCGGATCAAGGGCAGGGGCTGACCGTCGATGGCCAACACGATAAGCCAGCGCATCAGCCTTGAGGGCTCGGAGGACATCCGCAAGAAGCTGGAAGATCTCGGCAAGGCCGGCGAGAAGTCGTTCAAGCAGATCAGCGACGCCGCTTCGAATGTTAAGGTTGATCCGGCACGAGTAGACCAAACCAAGCAGGCATTCGATCGCCTCGGTGCCGCAGGCGCGCAACTGGGAGATCAATTCAAGGGGCTGGCCGAAAGCGTCGTCTCGTTCGGAAGCCGCGGTGTAAAGTCGGCCCTCGATGTCGCGTCCGGATTGCAGCAAACCGCGGCCGCAGCGGAACAGGTCGGGAGTGCAATCGGGCAGGCCTCGCAACAGATCGCGGTTTCCGGCCAGTCGGCCAGTCAGCGACTTATTTCAACCGCCACCGCGTTCAAGATTGCTGCCGCCGGCATTGTTGGCGCCATCGCTGCCATCACCAACGCTCTAACCAAGGGCGCGGTAGAAACCGGGTCCACTATCGCCGACCAAGCCGAGAAATTGAAGATACCCACTGAGCAGTGGGTAGAGCTGCGCAAAGCCATTGCTGGCTCGGGTGTATCCAACGAAGATTTTGTAAAATCAGCAGACACGGCCAATAAGCAACTCGACAAGATGCGGGATGAGCTCAAGGGAGTATTCCAGGAATTCGATTTCGGTGGGAACAAAGTCACTGTCGTCAGCGGTTCACTATCGAAGGCAACCGGCGACTTGGCGAAGCTGTTTCGTGACCTCGGCCTCAACATCAATTCACTCCGAACTGGTGATAACGCCGCCGTACTGCGCGAGCTTGCGACGGCCATTAGCCGGATGCCGGATGCCACGAAGCAGGCCGCAGCAGGCGTGAAATTATTTGGCGAGAACTGGAAGGAAGTGATCAAAGTCCTGGCTACTGCGCCGGGTGCGATTACCGACCCGCTCAAGGCCTCGCGCGAGTTGACGGCAGAGCAGGTAGACACGGCAAAAAAAGTCAAGGAAGCGTGGGATGATCTTGGCAAGGCCGTCCGCGCCACCAGAGATCAGATCGGCGCGCTGTTTCTGGGTGGTGCATTGGGTCGAGCTGAATGGCTGACAAACCTGGTCGACGGCACACGGGAGTTGCTGAAAAACTGGCTCGGGTTGTCCGAGGTAGAGAAAGGGGGATTCCTCGAAAACCTTGCCAGCGGTCCGGCGGAAACCGCGTTCAAGGTTTTGGTCGCGCTCGGCAACCAGTTGGCCGGGATTTGGCGCGACGTCCTGGTCCCGGCTGGTGAAATGATTGCGGGAATTATCGGGCAGATCGCCGACAATCTTGAGGGAGTAAAATCAACCGACATAGCGGCATTTTTCATAACTGCGGCGATTGCCGCCACCGGGTTGGCGATCGCGCTCAAGGGCATCCAAGTGGTGCTGACACCATTCTCGCTGTTGATTTCGTTGTTCTCCGGGTTCGGGCCCATCTTGATTCCGCTCATCGCTCTGGTGGCGCTGTTCTGGGATCAGATCAAGGAGGGCGCCACCAAGGCGATGGACTTGATCCCAAATGCAATATTGGGATTCAAGCAGGCGTTTGCGGCGCTGTTTGCGGGCGACTTTCAATCATTCTGGGGGCTGTTCGCGGCTTCGGCCGATGTCGCGTTCCGCACTATCAAGCAGTCTATTTTGCAGTCTGAAGGAGTACTTGGCGACTTCATGCGGGCGATCACCGGAGAGGGCGCGGTACAGACTCCTTGGGTGAAAGAGTTTGTTGACTCCATCAAGGAGATTGCCAAGGAATTGCCGGCGGCGATTGGCGTGATCATTATTGCTTTTCTCGCCCTGCGCCGTGCCGGTGTAGCTCTCGCGCCGATCATGTCTCGCATATTCGGGACGGAGATCTCTGGTACGGGAGCGATCCTGTTGACACTCATCGGATCGATGACGGGAGCACTGCAGGCGTTGGCGTCGGTGGCTACGGTCGTGGCGTCGGCATTCACTGCCTTCGGAGTTTCCTTCGGTATCTTGGCCACAATCGTCGGCGGCCCATGGGCCTTGGTGATTGTGGCAGCACTTGCGGCGATTGCTGCGGCATTGGCTGCGCTCATCATCTATTGGCCGGAAATAAAACAGGCTGCGATAGATGCAAGCAACGCCATTGAAGCAAAGTACAGGGCACTCAAGGCCTTCATTGATGAGTGGGTCACGACGCCGGTTGCGAACGCCTGGGGCTGGATCAAGGACACATGGAACGGTCTCATTGCGTGGGTCAACCAAAAGGTCGCCGAGGGGAAGGCCTTCATTAATGAGTGGGTCACGACGCCCGTCGAGAATGCCTGGGGCTGGATCAATCAAAAATGGGATGAGATTATCGGCTACATCGGCACCAAGGTCGAGCAGGGCAAGCAGTTGGTTCGTGACTGGGTTACGACGCCCGTCGCGAACGCCTGGGGCTGGATCAAACAAAAATGGAATGAAATGCTGGCCTCGTTGGGCTTCGGCGGCGGCACACCCGCGCCTGCGGACGGCAACATTTCTGGCAATGCCCGCGGCGGTCTGATCGGCGGGCGGGGCACCGGGACATCCGACTCGAACCTGTCCTGGGTATCGCGCGGGGAACACATCATGCCGGCGCATGCGGTGGCGCAGCCGGGCGTGTTGGCGTTTCTGGAATCGCTGCGACACTCGGGCGGCAACCTGCGCGCTGTGCTCGACGGCATGGGCCGCTTCGCGCTCGGTGGCATGGTGCGCGCGCCAATCTCGATTCCCGCTTTTGCCGGTGGCGGCATGAACCATGTCACCATCAACTTCCCAGGGTTGCCCGAGATCACCGGCCTGCGCGCCTCATCGGGAGTGGTCGATGAATTGCGCAGGGCCGCTGCACTGTCACAGGTCCGAAGCGGCGGAAGAAAACCAAGTCGGTATAGCTGAAATGCCTGCCTATACGTTGCTCGCGATCGACGGCATCGACTTTTCTCAGTACGCCGTGCGCGGGATCACCATGACGCTCGCGCCGATCGACCAAGCAGCGGCTTTGGCGCGCGATTGCCGCGGCGAACTCGCTGATATCTCGCTTGCACAGTTCCGACAATACAAGGTCAGCATCACCTGCACCGACCATGAAGCCCCCGAGCTGACCGATGCGTGGCCAGGCACGGACATCACTATTACCTGTATTCCTGGCCTCGGTGCTGCCAACACGACCGGCGACGTGTTGACCATTCTCGCCAAGGTGACGGCTTGGAATACATCGCGCGACGAGTGGGCGGCCGAGGTTGCGTGGACGCTTGAGGCACAGCAAAGGGTTATCGCCTAATGCCCGCCGGCATGCCGTACTTTGCCTGGATCGATCCTGGCGAGGACGTCTTCGGGCCAGGGCACATGCGTTGGGATGAGAACATCTTTTCATTCACGTTGAAGCAGGACGAGGGCGACCCGGCGAGCCTGACTGCGGTTGTCCGCCGACCGCGCAACGTGGATGGCGATCCGATCGGTCTGCTCGGGCCGGGCCGCAAGATTTGGTGCTGGTTTGCTTTAGACTGCGGGCCGGACCTTATCCGCTTTCGTGGCCGCCTGGTCGGCGTGCCCACGAGCTTATTCGAGGAACTGGTGACACTCGAATTCGTGGCCCGGCCGATTGATCTCGTGGCGCAGAAAGCAGATTTGGCCGACACGTTGCGGGTGCTGCCGTATTACGACGAGGTGGTCATCGACGAGGCGCGGCGCACCGATCCGGAGGTCGTGCTCGAGGGCTATAGCGCGATCTGGCACTACGATCGCGAGACCCACGTCCTCAGCATCTCGGACGAAATCGACGGCGAAGACGGACTCGTCGAGTTCGACGGCGCCAGCGATGGCGGCAAGGTGCTCTATGACGGGCTCGGGCTTACGTTGACCAGCGGGCCGCTGTCGCGGGTCGATGTTACTGCCGAATACACCTGGACCCAACAAGCACGCGGGACGACCGATCTCACTCCAATCATTCTTGCCGGCTGGCCGAACGGCGTCATCACCTCATATTCTTTCACCGCCGACAATTGGCCGAAGGCGGGAGCAGGCATTGGCGATGGATGGGTCGTCACCGATTCAAGCGCGACGGCGCTTTACGATCTCACCGTTCACACCAAGACCGATGGCTCGACGCTTAAGGTAGATTTCGGCGATTCGAGTTTCAACACGACGTTCACCGAGACGAAATCTTTTTTGACTCCAGGCCCTCCGGCTGGCTCGATCAATCTCGGCACAGTCCTACTTAAGGACGACATCAAGGTCACCTATGGCGGCGGCGGCGAGGAGGCGATCAGAGCGACGTCTTACAGCCGTTCCTATTCAGACGTCAGCTCGTTCCTGCCGCTCAATTACACCAGAGCCACGCTGAGTGCTGCATACACGGCCAATCGGCAATGCACCGAACAGGTTTTGTTTTCCCTCTATGCCGACGTGCAGTCCATCCTCACCGATCCCGAGGATGGCGAGGCGTTGAGCATCACCGATATCAAATCTGTCAACTTGAGCGAAGCGATCGGTGAGGGCGCCGATGCTTATGTGCCGATCGGCAACACGGCGCGCCGGTCCTACATCGCGACCGAGCGCGGCAATCGCAGCCTCGAACACTTGATCGCGGTTGCCCGAGCCAACATATTCAAACGCGCGCGGGTGGTCGAAATCGCGTTTGCACCCAAGCTCGAGCGCATGCCTGAAATCACCCTGCGCAAGAACGGGTTCCTCGTCGAGCCGCGCGTCGGCGAGGCACTCGGCAAGATCATCGGGTATTCGCTGGCGCTTGATGGCAATGACGGTCAGATCAAATGCGAAATACGCATTGGTTGCACCATCGGTCGCGGCGGCTCGGCGGTGGCATCCGGCGGGGAACCGACCTATTGCGACGTCGACTATTGCGGCGCCGATTATCAGGTCTTTACCGGGCGCATCGTCTTGTTCGACAGCTCGGTCGGCTATGCGCCGCCGGCATCGGACCCAAATGATGATGGTCTCGAATTGACTGGTGGTGGGCTGACTGCAGGGCCTCATTTGCTTGCGACGCCGGTTGGCATCGAGAACCCGCCGGACGTCCAGCGGGCCCACATCATGAGCAATTTGGTGCCAAGTTCGCCGAAGCCGTCGAGCAGTGACGACGCTCGGCAAGCTATGGTCGCGGCGCGTGCTGAAGCGGTCAACAACGCGCTGGCCGAAGTCGAGACCAAGATCACATTCAAGCTCAAAAGCATGACTGGCGATTTCACCACCGAGTATGTGGTGCAGGTCACTGATGTGAAAGTGCCAGTCGGCTATGATCTTGAGGCAGCATGAGCGGCTTTGAAGTTGTCGTCCGGCCGGTTGTCTTTCCCAATATCCGGCCGCAGGCGCCGCGCGTTCTCGCGCCTGCGAGCGATCCCACCCAAGGCATCGCGACGATTGGCGGTAGCGGCGGGCGCGTGATCGATCTGCCGCACTCGTGGCAAGTGTCATCGTCGCATACGGTCGCACAGACTGAAACCGAGCGCACTTACGATGTGGACCGGATTTATAAAAAGGACGATGGCGGCGTTATCGACGAGGACTCAGGGAGCTATGTCGATGTCGAGCGCATCAAAAAGGCCATCATGAAAGACCCAGACGGGTCTGCTACAACGTATCATTATGCGGACCCGCCAACGGCGGACAACGTCAAGACCTTGCAGACAAACCTCGTGCGCAAATCGGACGGGCAGTCACCATAAAATGACAATTGTATATGTCACCGATGGCGCCTGGGGTGGCGGCACCGGCACGCCCAATAGTGCCGCGCAAGTCGACGGCAGTTTCTGGGATCTCGACCAGCGCGTCGTCGCGCTGAACGCCGATCTTGCCGCCGGCAAGATGATCGAGAGCGTCACCTATACCGAAAGCTCGTTCACGTTCCACTTCACCGATGGAACGTCGCAGGTCATTCTGCTGCCGGTGGCGACGTTGACGTTCGTCGGCGAATGGTCGAACTCGACACCCTATACTCGCGCCAACATTGTGAGCGTCAAAGGCCAGGGCATTTTCCAGGTCCTGCAAGATCACACCACGCCAGCACTGCCGGCCGTGTTCGACCCGGGCGCGGTGGACGGCAGCGGCAATCCGCTATATGCGCTTTGGGTTCCGATCGGCGATACCAATTACGACGCGGCGATTTTTGTACCTGGCACGGTCCAGCGCTCGGCCGGTGAGTTGTTGTTTGTCGGCATTGCCAACCGGACCATGCATCTCGCCAACGGCAACGCGAACGCCTACGCCTATCTCGATGTCGGCGTCGCCACCGGCACCAACATCGTTATCTCGATACAGAAGAACCGCACCGAGATCGGCACCGTCACATTTACGGTGGGCAGTGGGATCGACACCGCGGGCGGGCAAGTTGGGGCGGTCTATGTGGCAACGGCGACCGACTTTGCCGAAGGCGACCGCTATGCTCTGCGGGTGACGGCCTCGAACAACGCCGCGCCGTCCGGTCTGTCGGTGACGCTGCCGTTCCTGCGGACGGATATTTAATGGCGTCCGCCGGAAGCGGCTTCGCTCAGGACATTTTAACCCGCATCATCAATGTGCATTGGGCGACGGGCGGGCTTGCCGTTGAATTCGGCGATAAAGATCAGGACGCGCCTGGGATGGGATCGGTGGCATCAAGGTCAGTTGGGGTGGAGGCTCCCCGCAATCGGGAGAAGGCATGAGCTATCTGCAAATCATCAGCGGCATCCCGAATTTTTCCAAGGCTGTGATCTCGTTCTGGTTTCGATGCCCGAAAGAGACCATGGCAAAAGCCTATGACAATAGCACGTCCATAGACTTGTTGGCATTCGGTGGTCGGCAAACAAATCAACGTCTAGTTGGCACGACTTTGGAAAAAACGATGAACGTTCAGTATTGGAAGAACTCGGGTCCGAGTACACCGTATTTTTCGGTGTCTCCGGTTATGCAACAGTTTCTTGGTAACGATTCAATTCTTACTGAAGCTGCTGAGCCAATTAAAGTTCCGCCGTGTTTGTTCTACCTGGATACGAATGGTGACGTCCTCATTTTTCATATCGATCTGCAACTGAGTAAGTCGGGGACTGGCGCAGGAATCGCGTTCACATCGACGATCGACGCTACGACTACCCTGAACGCAGTGACTCCTCCCAACGGTATCCCGACCATCACCGACGATTACGGCACCACTTTGGGGTACCAACCGCCGCCGTTTCATGTCGATCACCAAAGCACCGACGTTACCGAACAAATATTAGATGCGAGCAACGATAGTTTCCTCATCGGAGGATCGATGGTTGGCCTCGAAGGAAGTCGTTCATGCTTGGTAACGCCAGACGAATGGCATCATGTGTTGTTCTCCATCGACATGGGCGGAAAGATGCAGGCGAACGGTACTTTGTTTTCTACGATAGTTACTCAAGGAGCCGATCCCCCTTATGAGCGGGTCGTGGATACACCTCCAGCAATCTCATCTATTTGTAAAGTGTGGCTTGCCATCGACGACGAAAACGTCTTCGGACAAAGTCTTACTGGGGCATTTCCTGAAATGGGGCTCGACAAAAATGATCTAGTATCGCGGCAGACGCTTAATGCTTGGCACGCCGGTAATACAAATAATTACACCACGCACAGCTTTGCACAATCCATCACGGAGGGTCATTCCGGTTTTGGGTTCTGGGAAGAAGCTTACAAAGGAAATGACATATTACCGAGTTACAGCTTAAGCGGCGCTCGGCTTGAGACAGACGGGAAACCTATCGGTATTCCATCGACCAAGGAGTGGGGGATCGATGAACTGCCGGGTTCGATCCTTCGTAGCGAGATGGCCGAGTTCCAGATGTGGACTGACGTCACGCTCGACACCGCTGTCGAGATCAACCGCCGTGCCTTCATCGATTACGAGCGCGACGGCAATGGCCACCCGGTCAGGGACAACGATGGAAATTTCACATTGATGCCGGTCAAGCCGGAAGGACAACCTGCGACAGATGACCGGCCAGTGCAGCCGGCGCCGGCAGAGAAGTTGTTGGGAAAGAAACCGGAAATCCTGCTGCACGGCAGCAACAATTGGATCGATGGCAAGAATACGGGGACCACAGGTTTCGACTACAGCACCGATCCTCCGACAGTAAAGCCAATCGGGCAATTCAATCGGACTGGTGGGATCAAAAAATATACCCCTGACCCAAGCCTAAAACAAAATCCGCCTCCACCTGGCAGCAGTCGCAAGGCTCGGCCGGCGCTGACCAAGAAGCCTGCGGATGCTCGTCTGTAACGTTAGCCTGCTGCAACGGCGGGCGGCAATCGCGGTCGATCTCGCCGAGGCTGCTGCGGCGCTGGACACGCCAGGCACCGGCAACGTCGTCTTCGCCACGCTCGTCGACGACCCGGCGTCGGTGGGCGACCACGTCGATGCATTCCTCGGGCAGATCATGCTGGAGGCGGCGAGCGCCAGTTCGACCGTCACCGCTGGACTCGCTTACGCGGCCGCGATCGTAGAGGCGGCAACCGCGATCGATGCGGCTTCCGCTTCTCGCCAGACGAGTGACGCGGTGGCAGAAACGGTTGCCGCCGATTCCGCGCAAGACGCCACGGTGGTGTCCGCACCCATTGTGAGCGGAACGGTGACCGAGGCGGCGAGCGCGGCTGACTTGGTGAATGCTTCTGTGACTGCTGGCCTGATCTTTGGCGGCATGCTCGCGCTCGACGGGCCGATCATGCCAGGCGCGACGGCGCCGGCTGTAATTTATATCGAGGGGTAAGACCTTGGCCTTCGCTGACACCACTTGGTACGTAAATGCTGGAAATCAGTCTTCGACTGGTTACTACGCAGTGCCGCAATTTGCCGCCTCGACTGCTTACTCGGCCGGTCAATTAGTTCGCCAACTCACCGCTCCGACGGTTGGCAACGAGCGTGTGTTCGTCGTCATTATTGCTGGCACGAGCAGCACCGAGCCGTCGTGGACAGTAACGCGCGGCGCGAAGAACACATCCGGCGGCGTGACCTTTCAGGAATGCACTGGCGCGGCGTCTTTAAATGGAGATGCCACCAACACGCCGAACTGGACTGCGCAGAAGGCGGCAGGCAATCCGACGCTCGGCGCCATAATCAAAAGGAACAACGGCGCCAGCTATCAGATTTGCTCGACGGCCGGCACGCTGGGCGCGTCCGAGCCGGCATTCAGTGACACTGCTGGCACGACGACGACTGAAGGCACGACCACATGGACTTCGCTCGGCCCGGTTTCCGGTTTCACCGGCGGGCAGGCTCCATTCGCCAGGCTTGCAAGCGTGTTCGGATCGAACTGGTTCGCGGCGGGCAACACGGTCTACGTCGGCGACAACCACGCCGAGTCACAGACGACGACGATCAACATTTCACCCACACTATCCAATACGACTATGGGCCGGATACTCTGTCACAATCATTCCGGTAGCTACCCGCCTGCCAGTTCGGATTTGACTGCGGGGGCGACGGTTTCAACGACGGCTGCGGCCAGTATTAATTTCAGTCCTTCGGGGGGCGGAATCTATGTTCGCGGCATCGGGCTCATAGCCGGTGCCGGACAATCAACCAGCGCGTCTGTGCTTTTGGGGCCAACCGGTGCTTTTTACTACTTTGACAATTGTCTTTTTAAAGTCGCCACTACTTACCAATTTGCAGGTATGCAAATCAACACCAACACCGCAGGCGTCGTCATATGGAATAATTGCACTGCCTATTTCGGGCATGCAGGACAATACATCAATCTAGGTGTTGCCCTCTTCACCTGGCAAAATACCGGAGCAATTCTCGCCAGCGGGTCGTCGGTGCCTACTGGGCTATTTGGACAAGGTAGCAACAATCAGTTGGGCAACATCACGTTGGAGGCCATTGATCTTAGCCAATTTACGGGTGCTATCGATAAACAAGCATCTAGTTATCAGATGGGTAATTGGCTGCTCAAGGATTGCAAGCTCAATGCGTCGATGACGATCCCGACACCGTTGGCTTTCGGGCAAACCATTCAACTCGTTCGTTGCGACAGCGGCGCCACTGCTTACAAATCCGCACGCTACCTCTACGAAGGTACCGAGACCACCGAGACTTCGATCACCCGTGTCGGCGGCGCAGCCGATCCCACCGGGCAGGCGCAGTCGCGCAAGATCGTCACCACAGCGAACTCACAATGGCTGCGGCCGTTCAAGGCCGAGCCTTACGCGATTTGGAACGCGGTTACAGGCGCCAATGTCACGGTCACGGTCTACGGCACCATCAACGCGGGTGCGTTGCCTTTCAATGACGACATCTGGTTGGAGGTGGAATACCTCAGTGCGTCCGGGTCGCCGCTGGGTACGATAGTCACGACGACCAAGGCCAGCGTGCTCGCTGCCAACGCTGCGGTGGCATCCGATAGCTCAACCTGGAACGGCGGCGGCAGCGGCGCCGGCTGGACGCCCTTCAAGCTCGTCGCCACGTTGTCTTCACCGCAGCCCGGTCTCGCCGGCTACCTGCACGCGCGGGTGCGAGCGGCGAAGCCGAGCACGACGTACTACCTCGATCCCCAGATCGTCCTGACCTGACCATCAAATGGAGAAACCCATGACTGAGGAACGCGCCAACGCGCGCGAGCATAACGACGCGTCTGTTGTCCGCGGCAGTGGCCTCGGCGAGCAGGCCGAGGCGCATGGCCGTTATGAGGTCGAATGCATCAGTGCGGACGGCAAACTCAAATGGCGTGACACGATCGAAAACGTCGTGCAGACGGTCGGTAAGAATTTGGCGCTCGATACTTTCCTGGCCGGATCGGCATACACCGTGGTCGGGCCCTACATGGGCCTGATCTCGTCGGTGTCCTACACGACGGGTCCGGCGGCCGGCGACACGATGGCGTCGCATTCGGGATGGCTTGAGGCCGGCGGCACCAACGCGCCGACTTATTCCGGCAACCGCAAAACCGCAGTTTGGTCGGCGGCAGCATCGGGATCGAAGGCGTTATCGGCGGCGCTGTCGTTTGCGATTACGAGCACGGGCACCGTCAAGGGCGCGTTCCTTTGCTTCGGCTCAGGCGCGGTCGCCACCAAGGACGACACCAACGGTGTGTTGTGGTCGGCGGGCACGTTCTCGACCGGCGATAAGTCGGTCGTGAATGGGGACACTCTCAATGTAAATTACTCGACGAGCCTTTGATAAGGAGGCGATCATGTCCCTTGGTGGCATCTTGTTGGGAATCATCGACATCGCGATCGTCGTCGCGATCCTTTTGTTGGTGGGCGCGGTCATCATATGGTTCATGTCGTGGATGGGGCAAAGCGTGCCTCCGAACGTGCAGAAAGGGTATATGATCGTGGTCGCCCTCGTCGGGCTCTACATGCTGGTCGCCCTATTGCTCGGCATCCCGTCGGTCCACCTCATCGGGGCTGTAAGGTAGCCAAATGGTCGCGGAGGAAGTCGCCAAGGTCGCGACGTCAACTTTGGAGGCGATGAAGTCGACGCCGCTCGCGATCGCGCTGCTGGTCGTCAACGTCGGCTTTCTCAGCTTCGCCGCCTATGTGCTGGGCGAGGTCGCCGCCAACGCCAGCGAGCGCAACAAGTCGCAGCTTGAGCTGATCAGCAATCTTGTCAGAGACATTCGCGACTGTCGGCAAGGACCGCCGACATGAGTTCGCTCGACTGGCGCGCTGTCCTGTTCGGCATGCTCGCGATTGGCGCGGTCGTGATCATTCTGGTGATCTTGTTTGGAGTTTGAACCATGACTGCATATAGCCGCATCGTTATCTCGTCCGGTCACGGCAAGCATGTGCGCGGTGCTTCCGGCATCATCGACGAGGTCGACGAGGCGAGGCGCGTGGTCGAACAGTTGGCCGACGAGCTGCAAGCCAGGGGCATCGACGTGAAGGCGTTTCACGACGACACCAGCCATTCGCAAAACGAAAACCTCCACACCATCGTTGATTATCACAACAAACAGACCCGCGACCTAGACATCAGCGTGCATTTCAATGCCTATGAGCAGGTGTCAAAACCGATGGGGACCGAGGTACTTTATGTGACGCAGAGCGCGCTTGCCGGGCAAGTGTCGGCGGCGATCGCGTCGTCCGGCTTCGTCAACCGCGGTGCGAAAAAACGTACTGACCTGTTTTTCCTCAACAACACGGAGATGCCGGCGATCCTGCTCGAGGTCTGTTTCGTCGATAGCGAGGCCGACTGCGATATCTATGCGGATCAATTCGATGCAATCTGCAGTGCGATTGCCGACGTGCTCGGCGGTGAGGATGATGCGGGTATTGATCGCCCGCCACGACCGGAATCGCCCGGTGACGGCGAGGCCTTGCTGCACGTTACCGGCAAGGTCTCGCATTTCGGCGGGCCGGACGACACTGGCGTGTCGGCGAGCGAGGGGCTGGCTTTTATCCATGACATTGACCAGCACAGCCAACATCTTTTCCTGCCGATGCAGCCTGCGGGAACGACCGGGCTCGCGCGCCGGCTCAATGAACACGTGCATTATATTGCCTGCCGGTGGGACTATGCGGCGACGCCGAAAGAAATGCTGCGAACATCCGGGCAGGTCGCGTTGGTGCGCTCGCCGGACACTGAGATTGCACTGACGGCGTTTCCGGCCGACTGGGGACCGCACGAGGACACCGGCCGGGTGGCCGACCTCTCCCCGAGCCTCATGGCCGATCTCGGTATTACGACCGACGACGAGGTCGAGATTATCTATCCGCACAAGAGCGGGAAGTAAGGCCGGGGCCGAAGTCGGGCGGCCGTGGGCTTATCCGAACACTTTGACGAAGGCGATGGCGGCACCGAACAGAGCCGCGCCCGCAGTCATGAACGTTAGCGCCATCTGCCATGGGGCAAACTTGATTTCCTGTCGCTTGCGATCGTGGTCGGCCAGAGCGTTGTCTATATCAGCGAGGACTGATTTCAGTAGATCGGACATAGGGGCGGTCATAGCTTTGTTGCCTTACAAAATATTAGAGAGGGGCTTACCGACTTTCGCCTGTACCCGAACCCTGCGGCCAGAAGTAACGATCATCGCGCCGGCGCCCATCATGGCAATGCCGAGCACGAGCGCGACAAGCGTCGGCAGCAGTGACGGTGGGTGGCGGCGGTCCATGGCGGCCGGCCCGATCTGGCCGTCGTCGATGGGGACATCGCGAGGCACAGGGCCGGTTGGTGCGACCACCGCCGCGTCCGATACTAGTCCTCGGTACAGTTCCGTCCAGTCGTTATCGGGCCAGCGTTCGCCGATCGTGACCAGCACCGCACCAGCTTCGGCCTGGGCGGGCACTGGTGCGGCCGGCGGCCGAGTGGGGCGGGTTGTAGCCTGCGCTCGATCCGCCGCAGCCTGGCGCGCCTCTGCGGGCCAGTAGAGATCGGTCTTGGCCAGGCGTCGGCGGCCTGGGTACCAGCAGCGCCGCCCGTCCACATCACGCCACGAATAGTATCCGGATCCATTCTTGTGCGCTGCGCACTCGATCGCGGTAGCGGCGCGGGCGGGTTCGGCACCGGCGAGCAAAGAGAGGGTCGCGGCTAGTTTGGCAATTCGCCAAATTCTCTTTTGCATTCTATGCGCGCCGTTACGCCGGTTTGGCAGTCTAAGCCATTGATCTTTCGCACTTATCGTAGTCCCTCCACTCCTGCCACCCCCCCTAAAAAATCCCCTTATCTTCAATGACTTAACCAAAGTTTGGCAATTTTTTTTCCTGGGGTTTGGCAATCCATCTGTTCACTTGCGCTGCATGTTGGTTGCCGAATTGAGCAAAGGTTGCAGAAACACATTCCGCTTCCCCGCCTTCCTGCGTATCCTCATCGGACGCTCGGCTAGGCGCCCCATATGCTACCGTCGCAGTCACGGGACGCAGCCTATCTGGCTCGGATGCATCGTCGAGGCCTCTTGTATTTTCGGGCGATTGCGTCGCCACTCGCCAGACCCGAAAGCTCCATAAGTTTGTCTCATGTGGTGATAGGGATCGCTCACTTATTCCTGCCCTTTTCGGGGAAGGCGGCGAGCGTGCGTGCCATGCCCTCGGTTGCCATGCGCGCCTTATTGGCGGCCGCAACATAGATCCTGATCTCGCGCATGTCCTTGTGGCCGCTGACCGAAGCGATGAAGTCCTCGGAGCATCCGGCCTCGGCCATGCGCCGCAGGAACGCCTTGCGCAGCCCGTGGGCGCTGCAATGGGGAAGGCCCGCCTCGTCGCACCGCTCGCGAAACCACCCACCGAAGCCCGCCGCAGTGAACGGGCGGCCATAGTCCGTGACGAGAAAAGTCTTAACCCCGATCATGGGAGTCGCGGCCAGGATATCGGCAAGGGGCATGGCGATCGGAATATCCATTTCGGTCCTGGTCTTCGATTGCGTGAAAAGGAGCCGTCCACCACGCAGCATTGGCGGACCAAGATTGACGACGTCCGACCGCCGTTGTGCCGTGTAGAGCAGAAGGGCGAGGGCGAGCCGAGCCTTGCTGCCGATCGGGTGGCGCGCCTCGTACTGGCGCAGCTCGTCCTCGGACCACGAATGGAACCCGGCCGTCGTGGTGGTTTTCAGCTTGATGCCGAGCGCCGGGTTGTCGGGGCGAAGCCCTTCCTCGACCGCGAAGCCCAGCAGCACGCGGAGCACCCGCAGCAGGTTGCGTTGAGCGGCGGGCCGGTCCGCCTTCTCTGCCAGCATCGACACGACGTGGCGCCGCTCCATAGTGGCCAAGCGCTTATCGCCATGCCGAATGCGGAAGGTCTCTAAGATGTTGCGATCAGTCTGGCGTGTGATGGGCTTGTTTTTCGTGAAAGTGTAACTCTTGTAGAATGCGACGACGGCGGCGTTAATAGTGCCTGGCACGGTGTGCTGCGCCCCGATCTCGATCTTCGCAGCAGAGGCGGCGCCGCCTAACGCGGCTTCATAGGCGGCCATGAATTCCGGCGACCATGGCATGTTTGGCAATGGCACTCGCGGCAGGCCAGGCCGCCGCAAATAGAACCGCGGCTTGCCGAACCGATCGGCGAATCCATCAACGTATTTCGGCCACTTCACTTTTCGTCCCACTCATTGGTCCTTTCCGTTTCGCCCGGTTCGGCTCCGTTGCGCATGACGATGATGATCTTGCCGGTCTTGTCGATCTCGACGCGCACCACCTCGGCACCGGCGTCACGGGCGGCTTTGAGTGCCGCCGTTACATCACGTTGACGAAATGTGCATTCGCCGCGGGCCATTAGTCACAATTTCCTAATATGACGCAAACTTGGACACGTCCAATTTCTCCGATACGGGCAAATTGTTGACTCGCGCCACCGCATGCAGCCGGAAGCCCTGATCGCGCAATTGCGCCTCGATGGCGGCTAAGTGCCCGCAGAACGGCGAGCGGCCGGCGTCAAGCATCGCCTCGAGTTTCCGCATGCCAGTGAACATCGTCGAGTGGTCGCGGTGATGTGCGCGCGCGATGCCGGCACACGACATCCAGACATACCGGGCGCATAATTTCATACTGATCCAGCGCGCAATCGTGAGCCGTGTTCCCCGCACCGGGCTGATCAGCTCATCGACGCTGATCCCGAACCGCGCTGCGACCAATTGTTGGATTTCATAGATGCGTGGACGGCGCTTTTTGTTGTTGTGCGCAAAGAGCCCACCAATCGGGGCGCACCGCTTCGGGCATTGCCCATCGGCGTCCGCGACGCAATCGCCGCGCCATAGGCCGCAGCGGCAATACTCGGTGTCGGTAGGATCGGTCGTCTTCCAATGATCGTAGGTCATGGATAATCTAACCCTCGCCTTGCCTCGCCTCGCCAAGCCACGCCATGCCCAGCCTTGCCTTGCCTTGCCGGGCCTTAGCCACGCCCTGCCGCGCCGCGCCACGCCTTGCCTTGCCCCGCCGCGCCCGGCCGCGCCGCGCCGTGAAGAAAACCCGCCGAGCGATGCGGCTATGAACTCGGCGGGCTGTTTGCCGGCAGGCGGGGCAGGTGCCTACCGGCTCACTTCGTTAGGCGGTTGTCGTGTTGCGCCGCCGGCGCCGCCAGCCAAGGCCGAGCAGGCCAAAGCAGGCCGCGATCAGTCCGGGCAGTCCGGCGCCTGCGATGGGTCCTGGTACTGCGTTGACAGCGAACCCAAGCGCCTGGTTTGGCGCATTCACAGCGTCGGTCAGGACAGTGAGCGTGCAGGTCGGGCAATCGATTGATCCGCCAGGTGCGCTGTCGGCGAGCTCGAGGTTCATGCGGTTGAGCAGCGCGGTGGGCAGATTAGCGAACACGATCGCCGCGCCATACTCCACGCGCCAGATGGCGAGCTGCGTTGCCGCGTCGTCCTGGTTGGCGTCGAGACCGCCCAGCGTCAGGCCACGCAGCATCAGGCTTGCAATCTGCCGCAGCTGCCCACCATCAAAGCCGCCGGGAGGAAGCCCTGGGAAAGTCTGCCCAGCGCCGAGTTGATGCAGTTGGAACGTGTAGGGTACAGTCAACAAATCATTCACGTCCAGGCACCAGACCAACAGATCGGCGGTGGGATTGTTCTGGTGCAGGTTGATCTCACCCGCCCGCACGGTTTCAGTCAGCGCACCGAGCGTGATGGTGACGTCCTGAAACCCGTTCGGCTGAGTGAACGAATCGGCCCGGAACGTGTCGGCCAAGGCAGGAGTGGCCAGGGCCGCGAAGGCGCTTGCTAGTAGCAAAAGCTTTCTCATTTGCTGTTCCTCATCATCATGAAGGTTGAAGTTTAGTTTAGGTGGGCATTCCGTCTTACATGCCTTCGGCCTCTCTTCCGGTTTCAACTGCGCATCGCAACTTTTGAAAACTGATAAAAACAATCCTTGCCTTGCCTCGCCTTGCCCAGCCGTGCCGTGCCGTGCCTCGCCGCGCCGGGCCCCGCCCTGCCGAGCCGTGCCTCGCCGCGCCGTGCCAAGAAAATTCATGTCTGTACTTGCAGGTCGCCATGCGCGGCTTTCATCTCGGACATCGCATCCCGAATCTGCTGCGCGAGCGCCGCGGCACGAGCGCCGGTGTTGATGCCTACGCGCAGCGTCTCGCGAATGCGCGCCAGGTCTGCGACGAGCACATTGTCTAGGAGTTGTGCCTCGGCGATCAGCTCACGGATGACCGCGCATTGCATCCCGATCGCTTTCTCGGCGACCTCTTCGAGATGCGCGAGAACCTTCGCGGTTGAGGCCGTCTGCGCGGGCTGCGCTGGTTCGGCGCCGTCGTTGCTCTTGCTCGTGATTTCGTTGAGCCTCTTAATCAGCTCGTCCGGATCGGTGGTGTTGTCGTTCCACTGTTGCATTTCAGTCTCCCTTCAGCCTACGTCCAAAGCCTTGCATTTCTCGGCTATCCATCCGTTGATCTCTTCGAAGGCATCGCGCCTCACGCCGGCCGAGTTGCGCAACTTGCGTTGCACGTCCGAGCGAAACCAGCGTTCCAATTCATCGGCAGACGTCGCCTCGTCGACAATCACGCGCGCATAGGCGCGGTATTCATCTTCGCTCTTGGAAACAGCCGACGACGGCACCTGCGACTCGTGACCAGAAGCAGGCGCCGCCGCCGGTGCCTCGCCAGCGTCCGCACCTACGATCGTGCGATGCGGTTGGTCATCGGTTTTGGACGCTGGGGAAGCTCGGGGAGTTCGGGGCGTTCGTGCTGCGGGTGCCGCTGCCTCTTGCGGCGCGCCGCCTTCCGCAAACCAATCAAGCGCCGCAGCTGCCGAGCCAGGCCGCTCGACCTTACGGCCTTCCTCGCGCGCGCGGTCGAAATCGTACAAGGCGTCGTCGCGGTGCATGAGGCGGTCGAGGTCGGTCGACATCGGCAGCTGTTTTGAGTGCAGCCGCGCCACGGTCTTTCGCGCCATCTCGGGATAAAATACCGGGTCGGCCCATGGTCCCTTCTGCGCTTTG